AGGCCCAAGCCTTGGAGGTAGCGTGCCGATACGTGGCTTGATGGTTGTAAGTCTGCCCATATCTCTAATACGCAAAAAGGCGACCGGTTAAGGTCGCCTTCGCTACTTACATCGTGTGGTAGGGATTCGAACCCACGGCAAAACTGCTATTGGCTATCCGTCGCCAGCAATCTCAACTAGACGGTTAAACCCTTACTCTTTCGGGTTCAGCTTTAGTCCTGACTCGGCAACACATCGAAGAAGTAAACATAGCGGTAGCACTGGCCCTGAATCGGTGTCTCAATCGAAGGTAGACTGTCAGAGTGGGGTCTGGGCGCGCGATTGAACGTCACTAAGAACCAGATCGACCATGGACGGATTTGTACTCACACTTTCTGGAGCATGGCAAGAGGAATGTTGAACGGCGTTGGCTTTCCAAAGATATCGATCGACACAACGATATCACCGCACCCAGCCTCACCGAATGCCTCTACTGTTGCAACCAGATCCGCAAATGGACCTGATGTCACCTTGGCCTTATCACCCTTCTGGAAGGTCTGGGCTTTCTGTTTCCAATCATAGTCGCCGTTTTCCGCCTTTTCCTTGAAATCACAGATGGTTGCAGCACTTACCTTAAGCGCCCGCTCACCATGCATCATGACGTTTTTCACATGATCAAAAGAGCGGATACCTTCAACAGCCTCAGGTGATGGAAGGCAGTAAACGAACACCAAGCCCGTGAAAACCGGCATGCTTGTCGCTGGCAAAAGCTTATGGTTGCGACGACGCTCTGGCCCCATTCTCATGATGACACACGCGCAAACACCTGCATCCATCATTGCACTTTCCACAGCCAATTCGCGTCCATACGCCACCTGGACGATCACCCACGCCGAATCGCTGCTGCATTCCGCCGTGGTCAGGCTCGCTGATTCTCGCCATCTGGCTACCTTGGCAGCCTCCTCGGCAATGCGATCCAGCTTGAGCATGCCTTTGAGCGAGACGTGTTTCGATATGTCGTCGAACTTATGCTGCATCATCTGCCCGTCCCTCATTTAGCTTTTCCGCGAAATCGACAATTGCGATCGAGACCGCCTCATCCAGATCGACCACGCCAGCAGGCAGTGGCGGGAACTGGGCGAACTCAAGAACATCAGGAGCGACCGGCCACGGCCAGCACCGGTCCGCATAGGCGCGCTTCCACGCCTCCCAGATCTCGCCACCCACGGCGACCCTTTCGAAGTCCTTGCTGAGATCGACAATGCGGTTGGAAACCTTGAACCGGCGGCGCTCGATCAGCTGAACGGCATCAGGCCATCCCTGCTTTTCCTTTTTGTCGCGCCAGATCAGGTCCGACTTTTCCGGGCTTGTGTCGACAATGCGCTGCTCGATCGGGGAAAGCGTCAATGGGCGCACCGGCTGCAACAGCTTCGATATCAGCATTGCCCGACCGGCCCGAGAGAACACCGAATAGCTTTCGGTTGATTCAGCCTGTGGCGAGGCTGGACGCTGCTCAACCAGCTTTGTCCAGCGCTGCTCCTTGAGGTATTTCGCAGCAGAGCAAAGATGCTTGCGACCGGTGGAAAGCGCTGCGGCCTGATAGGCCTCAGAGTGCTGCAACGCCTCTGCACGCTCCTGTGGCGGCAAAGCCAGCCATTCCCGGCGCGCATCCGGCTCGCTGTCGCTGATCGCTGTTTTCCAAGCCAGAAAGAACCGTTTGAACGCCATCTCGATCGATTTCGGACTTTCTTCCTCAATCTTCAAAACATCGCCCGCAGCGGCGTCTCTCTCATTCCGTTCAAAGGCAGGCGTTAAAGTAGAGGCGTTAATAGGTGCCTGCCCAGAACCGGCAGGGGGTGCCTGCTCTGGGTAGGCAGGGGGTGCCGATATACCGGCAGGGGGTGCAGATACATCACCCTCAAAGTTAGGATCAAATTCCTTCTGATCGTCCTCATCCCATGCATCAAATGCAGAGCTTGGAACATTGGAATCGTAGATCACGCGGTACCAGTGCGCGCTGTCGCGACCGTTCGCGCTGACCACCTCACGACGCTCAACAGCGCCGATCTCGACCAGTCGGGAAATGGCAGATTGTACGGTTGAGCGTGAGCAGTTCAGCGCCTGCGCCAGCTTCACCTGGCTGCGACGGCACCAGCCGTGGCGCGTGTTGGCATTCTGGCCAAGCATGCACAGCACTTGCAGGTCTTTACCCTTGAGGCGCGGATCCGCGATGATCCAGCCGGGAATGATCGATAGTCTGGGCTCATTCATCGCCCTTCCCCCTTTCAAATAAACTTGGCGGCAGGCCGCGCGCGATGCGCTCCATACGCCCGCGTGCCGCCCCAACTGCCATGTTGCAAAACCGTCCGCCGTCCGCAGGGCGCTCACGCCGCAGATCCGCCAGCTCGGCATCGATGTAATCAAGACCTTCGCGGAACCGGGCGTTCAGCAGCTGGTTGCGAATGGTCATTTCGCAGGAGAGCAGAATGTCGAGCGGACATGACAACAGCCACGCCGCGCGCTCCTCACGGCTCTGCGCCGCATCAAGCCTTTCCATGTGAGGAATGAGGAGGTTCATGCCGCCACCGCACTGACTGCTAGATGGCCGCAATTCGCGGCGACGAGCGCTTTGGCAACTGGCGGGCACACACTGTTGCCAACGCAGGAAACCTGCACCTCTTTCGTAAAAGGCACCCACACCGGACCGCCGTCTGCACCCACCTGCGACCGGTCATAGTACCCGTCAATCTGGTAGTCGCGCGGAAAGCCTTGAGCGCTATAAAGTTCGCGAGGGGCGAGCATACGCATGCCGATATCGACCACAACGAAGGTCACGCCATCAACTTCAATGGTGACGAACTCTCGCTCATCCCAAACACCATGCGCCCGCAGGAAGTCGGCAACTTGCCGCGCACGAGCTGCTTGAGCTTCGGTGAAAGGCGGGACATCAACGATTGCTTCGACATGGCCGAAACGGTCACGCGTCGTTATTGTGCGGCACGCATCATCCTCGCGAGCACCTTCACCTGTCCCGTAGTAAGATTGCAGATACGGCATGATCAGCCGGCTCTTACCTTGCCCCTCCGGCATGATGGTTGCCGATGGCTCCATAACACTATGGCCAGTCGAGGTGCCAAAATCCCGAGTGATGTACGCGGACACCAGCTGTTGCTGACTTCCGGTTTTGGTAATGGTCGAAAGAGCCTCACTCAACGGTCGACCAGGATTAACACCACCCACACGACGGCTGTCGTTATTCGCCTGCGCCATAAAGCCGACCAGAACAGAGTTCTGATCTTTCTTACTGGCGGTGATGGTATGCGACTGACCATCAATCGGACGGCAAGCGCCACCCTGCTGCGCATAGGTCAGAACCGGCGCGATAAGGGCATGCCGGTTTTCGCAAGGAATGACATGAATAGGCTCTTCCACAGACGCCGACCGATCTTGGCCACCGTTACCCTCTCCGTAGTAAGAATTGAGATGAGGAACAATTAGCGCATGCTTGACGCCGCCAGCCACGACGGTACCGAGTGATTCATCAACACTCATGCATCGTGGCTTTTGGCTAACTCTCTCGCCATAGCCGGTCTGCACGAGAAAAGGCCGTTTTGCCTTCAACACAAATCGATCAAACCCGCGCGCCACACGCGCCTGCGAGGCATCAGCAATGGGACGCACCGAACGTACGCCAAACTTGTCCCAAATCTCTGCAGAGCTATCGAAGATCGAAGGGCACGGCAGGCTCCAATCAATTTCATTCGCCATGATCGGCCACGGCTGTTTGCGACCGGCAACAACATCTTCATCATCTGGCGCGCCGTGCGTTTCTTCCGGCCAGACGATTGGCTTTCCGTCGAAACGCATGATGATGAATAGCCGTTTGCGGATAGTAGTCGCGCCGTAATTACGGCCACGGATTTCCCGGCTTTCCATTTTGGCACCAAGCTTTTTCAGCTTGTCACACCACTGCTTGTAAGTCTCACCCTTGCGAGCAGGATCCGGACGCAAACCCTTAGGCGTGTCGATCAACGGTCCGTAATCCTTGAACTCCTCGACATTTTCCATGATGACAACATCGACCTTGCCACCACTCTGCTGAATACGCTCGATCCAACCAGGTATGATCCAGCAGAGGTCGCGAATGTTTCGCTCAACCGGCTTTCCACCCTTGGCTTTGCTGAAATGCTTGCAATCGGGCGAGAACCACGCCAGCCCAATATGCTTGCCGCGCAGATGGTCGAGCGGGTCGATCTTATAGACGTTTTCCGAAAGGTGGATCGTCTCAGGATGATTGGCAGCGTGCAGCGCCAGCGCCGCCGCATTGTGGTTGATTGCATAATCAGGCGAGCGGCCCAACGCCTGCTCAATCCCGGTTGATGCGCCACCACCACCTGCGAAACTATCGATGATGTACGGACCGTTCGGGCCGAGTGCGGGAATTGCCAATGCAGCAGCAGCGAACAGACTTCCAACGTGAGCGTTCATTCCGCACCGCCTTCCGGCGTTCCGGCCTGGTTGCCCCAGAAATCCCATTTGCCGCGCAAGCGAATATCATCAGCACTGAGACTTTCCTCACGCTGAAACATTTCGAGCTTTGGCATGGTGGGGTAAAGCCGGTCGATTTGCTCCGCAAACCACACGGGCTTTTCGCTGTGGCGACCAACATCGTGGTCGGTGCATTTGATTGGCTGCGTGCCGGGAATGGGTGCTGGAAAATCCCCGCGCGTTCCGATCAGCAGAAGCTCAAGATTATCAAAGCTCCAGTAACCGGTTCCTGCCTGCTCGCCGGGATAGATTTTCTTCCAACCCCAGAAGCTCTTGTAGGTATAACCCCAACGCTCAAGAACCTTGATGCCGTTGGCGAGATCCGTCACCCACATGAACAGCGCCGAGCTCGCCGCACCAGGGCAACCAAGCGACATGATGTCGTCGAGGTCCATGACCGGATAATGGTTTTCGGCACTTTTCTCACCGCCCGTCACATCAGAGAACGTTTTGAAACGCCATGGCGGGTCGACATAGATCACTGGGTACGCCCTGCCCTCGTCCTGCCCCACGCCCTGCCACCACGGCGTCGCGTTCTGGCGTGACGCAATCTGCACGGCCAGATCGGTGCGCACCGCGTGGCGTATCTTCTGATCTTCCGCCCGCTTGGCCTTAACCACCGTTTTCATTTCGCGAAAATTGGCAGGTTCCGGCAGAAACATGGTGCGAATTGGCTTGAAGGCCGGTTGCGCTACGCCATCACGCCCGACAATTTGAGTCTGGTGGGGAATTTCCCCACCATCAGACAGGCGTTTACGCGCCGCCGATACCGTCTTGTGGTCAACGTTCAGCTGCTCGGCAATCTTGCGCGATGATGCTGCAGGCGTTTCACGCAACTGCGCCTCGATAATCTCCCGCTTCTGGGAAATCGACAGGTGACGCCGGTTGCAGTTCAGCGAGCGTGCCAGCGAGCGCTTGCGATCTTCCGACAGCCCTTTGCGCACAAAGCGCGGCCAGTCCTTTATGCCGTGCTTCTCGCAAATCGCCACGCGGTGGTGGCCGTCCAAAATTGCGCCGTCCTCGTCATACTCAACCGGCACCAGCACACCATTGGCCAGAATATCAGCCTCAAGCGCTTCGAACTCGGACTTGGTCAGCGGCGGCAGCAGCTGGTACGGACCGTCAGCGAGCGGTACACGCTCTTCCTCGACGATCGCGCTGGTCACGTACTGCTCGCCGCTAAGCTCTGCCCGCGCCATGGCTGTCGGGTAAAAGTGTCCGGACGCTTTCGGGTCGCGCGCCAAGTAGCCTTGCGTGTGCAGCGTGACGGCAGATCGACGTTCCGCTTCGCTCTGCGCAACGAAAATGCCGGTTTTGAGCGCTTCGTAAATCACCGCCTGTTGGCGTTCACCAAGGTTGATCATCGCAGGCCCTCATCCATGCCGAGGGCAACGAGATAGGTGTCGAGGATCGACAACTCCTCGGCCAGCTTCTGTGGGTCAGCCTTGCGCAAGCGCAGGATCTTGCGAATTGCCTTCGTGTCGTAACCACGGGCTTGCGCCTCGGCCAGCACCGACTTTTCGTCATCAGAAATCGCGGACTTCTCTTCAGCCAGGCGCTCCATACGCTCGATGAATGCCCGCAGCTCGCGCGCCGCAGTCGGTTCTTCACCCAGCTTTTCACCAGGGCGCTCGCGCTTGGTGTCGTCGATAGGGCGGCCGCCAACCGAATATGGATCATAATCATCCGTCATCAGTGCGCCCTCATCAGCCGGTCAAGGTGCGCCTGGCCGTGACCAGTCAGGCGGATGGTGTAATAATCCTCCTTGATCTGCACGTAACCGGCCTTCTTCAGCTCCTGCACACTGTCGCCAAACTCATCGTTTCCGCGCGTATCGAGCGAGCCGCCCGCAATGCGAACCCGGCGCAACAAGGCCGTCGCGCCGGGGCTGATTTTCTTGAACTCGACAACAGTCGTCATGCTTCGTTCTCCTCGATAATCCGGCAGACTTCGCTTTCCTCAATGCCAAGCGTTGCTGCGATTTCATGGGTGGATTGGCCAGCGCGCCACGCTTCCAGCACGCGCGCGGCGCGGGCCTCGTGCACAAGTTTGGAACGGCTGGTTTCGGCAATGCACAGCGTCATCGGTCCGGCCTTTGTGGCGCGTTGACCATCAGCTCTTTCAATTCTCGAATTGCCTCGTGCGCTTCCTTGGTGATGCGCTTGGTAACGGCGGCGGTGCCCAGCGTGCCGTTGGCTCTCGCCTCTCTCACGACACTGAATATGTCATTCATTTCGGACATCAGATCGAGCAGATCGGCATCGTTGATCGGCCGCGCCTCAACCTGCAGCTCGTCGTCGACAACCAGCTTGAAACCGAGCTTGCGCGCCATGGCGGTCACAATGACAGGGCTTTTCGCACGACGGTCTGCCTCGATCGCAACATCGATCGGGATCAGTGAATCGCCGTTCTCATCATTGAAGCTGGCATATTTCGACAGCGTCGAAACATTCACCCGCGTCAGCAGCGGAAAATCAGTCACGCCACCACCCAGCTTGTAGCTGGCATCGGTTGCGCCTTTCAGGCTGCGGATCTCTTCATCGGAAATAGTGCGCACGGAAACACCCCTGAAAACCCGTCAAGGAAACAAAATCGGAAAAGGATTCGGTGAAGCGCCAACGGGCGCGAGCTAAACCTCTGCCATCACATCAACCGGAGCCGCGCCAGCGCGGACACGCAGAAGAGGAAACAGCAGATGCATGCAAGAAAAGACCGCCGGATCTTGAAGGAGAAGCGTCACGGCGGGTGCGCAGAGGCAAGGGAACGAACCGCCGCGCAACGGGAAACAGTGAGTGGCCGGAAAGGTCCGCAGGCGCGCGCAATCGCCTTTTCCGGCCACAATCCACGCCGCACGAGGCGAGCACAGCATGGAATTTTTGGAGAGCGATCATTCTGCCGCCTCCTCAACCTTAGAAACCAGCCCGACAATTCGATTGTACGTGTCGATACTGATCGATTTTCCTTCACGAAGCCGGGAAAGAAGTTTGCCATCGTTGACGGCCTTCTTTCCGAACGTCGTTTCAGCCATAGCGTGAGTTGCGCAATAGCTCTCGATCATGTCGATGATGGACTGGTTTGTGATCATGCCGCAAACATGATGGGCAATAACCCATTTGTCAATGGGCAATAACCCACGTGCAACCAGGCTCGCAATTGGGCAGAATCCCATCATGAACGATATTTGGAAAAAGCGCCTCAAAAAGGCTTTGCAGGACAAGGGCCTGACCATGAAAGCCGCGTCATTAGCGGCTGGCAAAGGCGAAACTTTTGTCCGAGATCTCTTCGAAAGAGACCGCGTCCCGTCGATCGACAATTTTCTCGAACTGGCAAGATTGGTGGGAAAGCCAGCATCTTACCTTCTCGGCGAAGATGCCGGAGGTCAGGAACCAGGACTTAGGCGCGTTGAGGTGGCGGCACACGTTCAAGCGGGCCACTGGGAAGAGTCTTGGGAATGGGAAGAGAGCGACCGATACAGTGTATACGTTCCTGACCTTCCTGAATTCCAAGGTTTAAGGCTCTACGCAGCAGAAACGCGCGGCCCGTCAATGAACAAACGTTATTCCGAGCGCACGGTTCTCGTATTTAATGATGTCCAGGAAGCCTGCGAGGAGCCCATCGTCGGGAAGCGCTATGTAGTGGAGCGCCGAAGAGCAAGCGGAGAGATGGAGCACACAGTGAAACTTCTCTATGCAGATGACGATGGCCATCTATGGCTCATGCCAGAATCAGACGACCCTAGATTTCAGGCTCCAATTTCTGTCGAAGAAGGCACCGGAAATGAGGATATCGTCATGATTGTCGGACGGGTTGTCTTCTCGGTAACGCGTGAATAATCGGACTTAAGCGCCTCAACCAATTAGTCAATCTTCTAAAATTTTGATCCGATGCGATTCGCCTGATCGCATCGGATTTTATTTTCGGCTCAACAAAGTGGGCTTTTGCCCATTGACATAATGGGATATTGCCCATTACCTTCTCGCCATCCAAGCCTAACCACACGGCTTGGCGAATAGACCGGGCAGCGCGTTCCCCCTTTCCCTGCGCTGTCCGGTCTCCCTTCAAGGATGGAGAGAAGCCATGAACGAACGCACACCGGCAGAACGCAAGATCATCAAGGAAATGGCAGACGAGATGCTGCGCCTTGGTGAAGGCTGCACAGAGCGCCAGATGCTCCTGAAATTCACCCAGGCGCAAATCAACACCTACAGCGAAGAAGCTCGCACGATTGCCAATCGGCTGTCGCAGCGCGAAGCCGCGTGACCCCGGATCACTTTCGGTGACCGCCTCTGCCCGAGGCGGCATCCGAAACGGATGGAGGTTCCCATGTACCAGCTTTGCCCGATGTACCCACTCAACCGCCAGCAGCTCGGCACCTTCAAGAAGCAGCCGCAGCCCTATGGCCGGTTCTTTCTGGCCTGCGTCACCGCCACGCTGCTGCTTGGCCTTTTCGGCGGCGTTGCCCTTTGCGCAACCCGCGTCTCCGAAATCGAACGCATGCACGCCGCTGCGGCGCGCGTCTGACCACGAGCGCACCAATAGCCAAGGCCAAGAGGGATAGGAAATGAGCGAGGAAGTCTACTGGTTCGGTACAGAGGATCAAGAGCAAAGAGAATTGGCTAAGGCTTGCAAGGCTCGTTGCCGACAATACGGAAAATCTGACTGCCCCCGCCCTGATCATTGGTGCGCAGAGTGTGAGCACGATCAGGCGGTTGCTATGCGCACCACAGACCCATCCCAAATAGCCGCCATCAAGCGTGGTGATTTCAACTAAATCCAGCGGTCTTGCCGCGAAAATCGGAGCCACGCCCATGACGGCGCTCACAATCCACATAGACGAGAAAACCGAGGCCAGACTGCGCAAGGCATCTGAAGAAATGGCCCGCGATGTTCACGATCTCGCAGAATGCGCAGTCTCTGAAGCTGTGCTGGACTATTTCCGCCACCGCCAGGACGACCCGGCCCGAGACAATAGCCCACGGCCAGCAGGAGAAACACTGCAATGATCGTGCGCGCCTCACCCAACAACACCAAACTGCCGCCCGCACCAAAGCTGCAGGAACTGGTCAATCAGGGTTACGGACGTAACCAGATCGCGGCCATGTACGGCGTTTCGCTCGATCACGCCCGCAAGATCCTCAAGGAATGCGGCATTATCGCACCGCGCAGCCGAGATCCGAACGCGCAGTCACCAACCCCCATCATGACGCTTTATGTCGAAGGCAGGCCCGTAACCCTGCCCCGCGTCTCGATGATTGCCACCATGGAGAAATACGCATGAGCGCCCAAAACGACGCATGGCGACCGATTGCGGAAGCCGACAACGGCATAGCGTACGGCCACGCCTTTGGAGAAATCCGCATAGGAAACTCCTATCCTATCTGGGCGAGAGACAAGGACGGCCGCGTCTTTGAGGCGCTTTGGTCAGACAATGGCAAACTGGCATATTGGTGGGATATCGAGGGTGAAAGCCCTGTCGATCCGGTTGAGTTCATGCCGCACCCACTCGACCCTCGCTTTTCAAAATCTACGCTTAACCCGACAAAACCGGAGTTTTCCGTAAGAAATAGCGACTTTGGTCAGTACATCCTGATAACCATGCCAACAGGCTGCGACTGCATCGTGGCGTTTGCCGACAAGCCACAACACACGCCAGTTTGGCTTGGCCTGCCACACCAGATGTACGTCAGGACTTTTGCGGAGCTCTTGAACCAGCACCAGGCAGAAAGCCTGACTATCGTGCCATATCGCAATTCCTCCAAGGTCAACCTCACAAAAGAGGACGTCGCTGCGGCGATTGCTGAATTGGCGAATGCTCCAGTCAAAAAAGGGAGCAACGGACAATGACTGATCGCCCCATGCTTTTCAGCGCGCCCATGGTACGCGCACTTATCACAGGCGCAAAAACACAGACCAGGCGCATCTTAAAGCCACAGCCCATCATAAACTCTGCGGGACTCCTTAAATGGGAAACTCGTCGCGACATCGTTCAGGGCTCCGCTGACGACGTGGCAGTGGCGCAAAAGATCTGGAAAAACGACCGTCTGTGGGTACGGGAAAATTGGCAAGGCCTCACGTCCGGCGACTTCACACCAACAAAACGGCAGCCGTGCGAGATACGATATGCAGCAACAGATCCTTGCGCTGATCTAGACGCAGACGCACGCGGTTATTCTTGGCGCCCTTCAATCCACATGCCGCGATGGGCAAGTCGCATCACACTTTTGGTGACAGACGTTCGCGTCGAGCGCCTCCAGGACATCAGTGGCGCCGATGCCATTGCGGAAGGCTTGATGGAAAACCCTGCGGCCCTTCGAAGCGCCGTAGAGATGGGCTGCCATTGGGGGTTCGAAGGCGATGATCGATACGGATCGCCCATCAGCGCCTACGCTACCCTTTGGGATCACATCAACGGCTTTGGTGCATGGGACGCCAACCCGTGGATCGCCGCATACACCTTCACTGTCCATAATCACAACATTGACGAGCTGGAGCGCGAGGCATGAGCAATCTCAATCACACCAACCGTCGCAAAGCGGCGTACAAGAAGGGTTACGAGGCCGGAAAAGCGGAAGCGTCAACCACGCCGCAGTCAACCCCGGCAACGCTTAGGCTTCTTCAATCGTTAATCAATGGCCACCTCGATCCGGATGGCATGGTCCTCCCAGAAACCGCCTCACGCATAGCCTACGTCAACGAAAAAGGTGAAGTGCACCTGAATGGTCATTTCATATATCTGCTGTACCGCGCCCGCGCCGTTCTTTCAGGCGATCAGGCCAATGCGGCAACTCGCTTCGAGGAAGCTGATTTCTATTGGCGAACTATGGACCCTGACGACAGTGGCGAGTATCCGCAGGACTGCATCAACCGCGCGGGGCTCGGCCTCTACTGCGTTGCGGAGATCGCCAGCAGCTTCACAGGTCCAAAACGTTTTGGCTTTGTTGCGCCCGTCCTCGATATTCACAGCGACGAGGAAGAATTCCTGCATTTCGAAACGCAGGCAGAAGCCCTTGAGGCGGCTGCGGCAAGGCGGGAGACGATTGACGCGCTGGAAGCCGAGCGCGAGTGCTGCATTGCGTGTGATGTTCCACTTGAAGAAGGCGATCTTGTGTATTGGGACGCCAGCGACACAGGGCACCTGCATGCTCATTGCTGCGGCCCTGACAGATCGTCTTACGTCAATGAAAATGGCGAACCGTTAAAGGAAGATGAGCCAATTCCTACGCCATTTACTTGGAAGCCGGACCGCACTGCGATAACCGCTCAGCAGGACGCAAGCGAATGAGCAGGCAAGTCAACCGATCGCTCAAAGATGTGAACATGGATCACATCGACCATGCGCTTGGCCGTCCGGTAGACCCGACAGCCAAAACATACAGAAACTATTTTGCAACCAGCGCCAACAGCCAGATCGCGAAGTCGTTCGAGGCATCCCCTTACTGGAAACGCGGCAAGGCCATACCCAGCGACACAATCTGCTATGTCGTCACCGACGAAGGCCGAAAGGCGCTCAAGCAACACCTGAAAGACATCGGCGACAAGCACCGCGTATTCACAATCGAATACTATGGGCACGAAACGAGAGTGGTTGCCGTAACAGCTTCCAAGGCTCGTTACAGCTATTGGCTAAACATTTCTGACTGCCTTGGGGGTATGAAATTTGCAGAATTCTGCAAGTCCGTCACCGTGCGCGTTGCTGGCGGGGTACGAGGATGAGCGCCCAAGAGATCAGGGAACCGCTAAGCCGGAGAATCTGCCTGGATGTCTTTGGCGCGTCGAATTTCCAGAAGAGCCCGATATTGCTCGGGAGCGAGACTGACATCGCCGTCTTGCGTATGGACCGTGGCGAGGAAGGGGTAGCCGTCCAGCTTTTCGTGCAAGATTTGCTTCAGGGCGAGAGACAAGTGGGATCTGAGGTCGGTGTGTATCGGACTGGTGCCGACAAGAAAACTTGCCTGATTTTGCTCATTATCTTCGTAGAACTTGCTTGCATCCCAGTCAGACATAAAAACCGCCCTCTTTTTAAGGGGACGATGTACTGCGTCGAGTTGAAAATCAAGACGCCGATCGCAGATCGTTCGATCAAGGTGAATTGATGGCAAACATCATGAACCGCGAAACCGCCACACCTCTCTACATCGAAGCCAAGCAACTTGCCGGTCTGGTGTCCGACGAGTGGGAGGACACCTATAATGCCGAAACGCACCAGGCCGAAATTTGCCTGCGCGACCAGCTCACCGACGAGATATTCCCGATCGCCATTATCAGGCCGGAATGCAGTTATGATGATCGCCGGCTGATGACGCGCGCGCCACAGATCATGCGCGCCCTGCTTTTCCTGCTGCGGGAATCATTCAACGAGATCGAGCGGCTTAAGCCAAAACAGAAAGCCAACAAACAGGCGCAGGACTGCGCGATCCATTGCGGCAGACAGGATTTTCGACGCTTCCTGATCGACCATCACGACCTGATCGACTCTGGCGACGACAAACGGGTGAACACCCGCGTGCGCAACATTCTCAACATCCAGTCACGCGCCGAGCTCGACAAAGACCAGGGCGCGGCAAAGCGCTGGCTCAGCCTTAAGCAGGCGTTCTATCGTTGGAAAGGTCAGTGATGGCCGATTTTGTCTGGAAGGGTGTCCCGCTTAAGCGACTCGAAGAAATGTTGATCTTCATTGCGAAGGTCGTCGACATTAAGGGACCGATCGCGCAGCCGCTGCTCGATCGCATCGAAAGCGAATACCTGCAGGCTGTTGCCGCACAACAACAAGGCTCACAGTCAGACAGAATACGCAAATTGATAGGAGCCAAATAGACTACTTTTTGGGTACAAAACCGACTACTTTAGGAACTTTTCTGAAAACAAAATCCACACAAGCCACTGATTTTATTTATACTCGTAAAGCTACACGAGTTCGAAACCACCCCGGCCCGGGGAGCCATTTATCTCTTAAATGGTTGTTCTTTATAGAACACAATATCGCTGAAAACTACCTCACCTTCATATCCGCATTCTGGAAAACTTATTTTCCTTTTGTGAAAATCTTGCAACGGTAACTGACACGCTTTGTCATTATTATCGGCAGGCGATTTTTGCGTTTGAGTCGCTGGCTGGCTAAACACCAACGACAGAGCGTAAAACGCTGCAAGCGGCCCGAGTGGCGGGTTCATCACATCAGAAGCGGAGAATCGCGGAATGACAAAAAAACAAAAAATGGAACACTCCGAGTTTGCCGGTGAGTTTGAAGACGACGGCATCACCGTCCTGGTCGATATCTTCCGCCCTGAAGGCACACAGGGGGACTGGACACTCGAGGTCATCAGCGAGCAGGACGACGTCACGACTTGGGACGAGCCGTTTGCGACCGACAAGGACGCCTGGGAAGAGTTTTTGGCGACCTGTGAAAAGGATGGCATTCGCAGCTTCCTGGATGGCGAAGAAGAGCCGTCTGTTCACTAAGCCCCTATAGGCTGTTTCGTGCTTGCAGGCGGAGATCGCCGCCTGATGCCACCTCCAGCCAATATTCCCGGTCGGGCTTGCCCTGCCCGATCCCTGGCGAAAACAAGCATACTTGCAAAGCCAACAAAAAAGGCCGGACACGGAGTGCCGACCTTCTCGTCCGTTGATCCTGTCAGTGCCGGTACATCCGCGGTCAAAGACGTCAACTGGTACTACCATTAGCGTAGCTTGATGACATAACGATGTCAGTGCTGATTGGTTCCTGCTGTTTTCATTTTTTAGATGACAGTGCAGCGTTCTGCCCGCGACTTTCCGTACAGTCGATAATCCCTTGTTTTTCCATCGCGAAAAATCGGAAGATCGTTATTTCTGACAATTGTAATAAACCATCTATTAACCATAACTGGGGCTCTATGTGGGCTACATTTTCATGCTCATGATGAGCGTCTGAATTCCCCAACAGAGCATACCTATGACCAGCATTCTCACGAACGCTGGAGCGACTTCTGCGCTTCAGACCCTGCGTACGATCGGCTCAAATCTGAACCGAACGCAAAATCAAGTCAGTTCCGGCCTTCGTGTACAGACAGCAGCAGACAATGCGGCTTACTGGTCCATTTCCACCACCATGCGTTCCGACACCATGGCCATTGACGCCGTGACCGATGCGTTGAACCTGGGGGCAGCCAAGGTCGATACGGCCTATGAGGGTCTGGAATCGACCGTCGACATTCTCAAACAGTTCAAGGCAAAACTCGTCACGGCAAAAGAAGACAGCGTCGACCGGACAAAGGTTCAGGAAGAGCTGGCGCAGCTTATCGATCAGGCCAATAGCGTTTCCGAATCGGCAAGCTTCAGCGGCCAGAACTGGCTGAATACGGATTTCGACGACATCTTTGACAGAGCCCAATCAATGGACACGGTCGTGTCGTCCTTTGCCCGAAACAGCAATGGCGGCGTCAGCGTAAAAACAACCGATGTCGACGTGTCCAAACTCACCTTGTTCAACACGACCGGTGACGGCTTGCTGCAAGTCGACTCGCGCGCCATCGGCGATATCGGTGGTCTGCGCAATGTGGACTGGGAAAGCTATGAAATGTCCGGCTGGCAATATTTCAACTTTCCGCACAGCGCCACCTTTGGTGCCGCAGACGTCATAACATTCGATTACACGGCAGATGGCAGCACGCTTGGAGCCGGAACGACCTATACGCTGACAATAGACCGAAGCACCGTCAATGACGCATTGGGTGCAGGCGCCAATGGTTATATCGGCACGGTCCGCGACTGGATGGTGGTTATTTCAAGAGCGACATGGAGCTCACCTCCGCCCTCCGATCCGAGCCGCGGCAGTGGCTTCGGACAGGCCCATAATA